CGGTTGCCGCTTCCGTACCGGGCGAAAATACGCGGAGCTCCGCACGGCCATCCATGGATACGCAATACCCCCACACAAAGAGCAGCTGCTGGATCGCTCCGCGGCGGGTACCAGCCTTCAGGATGCCTGTTACGGATAGATCCGCAACATCGGCATCAAACTCCACTTCAAAGGGTGCCGCCAGTTCCGCTATCAAGGCCTTTGCGCTTTTGCCGCTGTATACGCCGCCAGCAAAGGCCATGTCATTCAGAACACCAATTGCATCACAGCATTCGATCGGGTAAACATGGCCGGAGGTGCGTTTATAAGAATCGATATAATACACGCCAACCAGAATATTATCGTTCCGAACCTCTACCGGCTGCTTCAGCTGGAACATGAAATCAATATTGTCCCGGCTGTCCAGCGTCCAGCTCAGCTTGGAGCTTGGCAGTGTCGTACCGCTGAGATCGATTTCATTTACCGCCGAAGCTTTCCGCAATTCCGCCATCCCGAAGGAACGGTGAACGCCGAAAATCACATGATCCACCTTTGCGTAGCGATACGGTAGGTTTGTCTTTCTGAAGGTCAGAACGACCTTATTGTAGCTCTCTACTCTCTTCTGGCAGAAATACTCTACACTGTCCGGCGTAAAATCCTGTTCAGCTTTCAAGGTCGTTCCCTGGTACCACTGAATGCGGAGGGCCGAACAATATCCGCCGGTTGCGGTGTCGAAGCGGAAAGAAATGCCGACGGAAGAATACTGCTGGCTGAAGGCAATTGTGATCTGCGGCTCCGTACCAGCGGCAAAGCTACCATCGGCACCGCTCATGGCTTCCGACCAAAACGCCGGAGAGACCTCCGAAGCAAGGGCAAAAGAACCGTCCAGGCCCCATTGGTTCAGTTCCCCGGTGGCCGCCGGCTCCTCCGTGGTACCGCCGGGCAGTTCCGTGAGCACGGACCTGGTCTGCGCTGCCGGTGCGGTCACCGCAGCATCCAGAGCCGCACCCGGCGCAACGTCCTTATACAGCAGTGTGGTCTTGCTCATTTGGGAACCACCTGCGCTTCCATGGGCACAAAATTGATTTCAATTTCACCCCAGTAGTTGACGCCTTCAAAGACAGCCTCTATGTCCTGCGTGGCGGTGGTGTAGTACGCTTCATAAGAGATAGTCGTCTGCCCGTCCGCGGCCTCCAGCATGACGCTGTCATCCACGGAATGCTCCACCAGATAGTCCCAGAATTCATCCAGTCCGGCATAATTACTGCCGCGGCGGAAAACCTTGATCTTATGGCCGATGTAGGTGCCGATAATATCCCGGACCATCCGGCCGGTCATAACCCGTCCGGCGTTGTCGCCATCCAGTACATTGAAATTCCGGTTATAGGAGGCAATTGCCACGTCTGCGTCAAACTCTCTTCCATTCAGTTTGATATAGCTCATGTCAATATTCCTCCAGACTGACGCCAACACGGTTCGACTCGGATTTATTCAGGCGGTACACGATTTTGCCGAGGATTTCCTCATCTATCACCAGATAGGCTTCACTATTGCCGCTGTAGCCCCCCTCAGACAGTGCCTGACGGAATGCCTGCACCATGGTAGCCAGCGGGGTTTCAATGTTCGTACCCTGCTTCTGATCGCCCAGCACTGCCAGAAACTCCCGGTTCGGAGGAATAACGGCGCCGGTGGCCAAGCGCGGCAGTTCAACCGCAGGGAGCTCGTCAATGGATACGCTTCTGCCAGTGAGGGCACCAATCAGCGCAAAAGCCTTGTTCACGCCGCGGATAAAGGCATTGATGCCATCAATAATAAAGTTAATACCGCCCTCCAACAGGGAAACAATGGTGTTCCAGATGCCGCGGAAGATATCCTTTACTCCTTCCCACGCCTGCTTCCACTTTCCGGTAAATACGCCGGAAACGAAGGTTGCAATGCCGGTGAGTATCTGTCCGATACCATCCACCATATTTTTGAGGGTCAGCTTCAGAGTTTCAATCCAGCTATCAAGGAATGTCCGAATCCAATCAATCAGCCCGGACAGCCGGCCGTTTGTCTGCTCATCCAGCCATGTGTAGAAGGCGTCCACAGCAGTCTGCAGCGCGGTCAGAACCGCTTCGATGATCGTCTGAAGGCCCTGCACCATGAGTTGGATCCCCTGCACCGTAAGGGTCAAATCCCCGGTAAAAACGCCCTTGAAAAAGTCCAGGAACCCCTGCAGCATAAGCTTTATGCCATCCAGCATGACCTGCCCCTGTCCGAAAGCCTTCGTGAACACAAGCAGCAGGCCCGCAATGGCCGCTGCCAGCAGCGGGATCCACGATCCGGTCAGGACCGCAATGCCAAGTCCGGACAACAGCAATCCGGCAACGGTGGTGAGCATATTTTCAAAATTCCAGCCGTTTTCCAGCGCGTCATGCAGGCCAGTGGCAAACAGGGCCAAGCCGCTGACGATCAACCCGATACCGCCCCCCACTTTTCCGAAGGCGATCCACAGGCCAAGAGCGAGTTCTGCGGCGCCCTTAAGCATTTCAAGGAAGTTATCCATGCTGACCCCGTTTTGCCATGCGTCCCATGCGCCTTTCGCAAGGTCAATTCCGCCGCGGATTGCCACCAGCAGGCCGGCAAATTTCTTCAGGCCATCTGCAAAACCATTTGAAAGCTTCCATGCCAGCAGTGCTGCGCCGATCAGGTCCACCCAGTTCAGAAGCTTTTCAAAGTCTGCCGCCATATTTGCGGCATCAAAAGAGAAATCAGGCTTAGCGGCCGAACTCCCACCGCCGCCGGAAGAACCGCTGGACAGCTTATTGATATCGTCAAAGCTGGCAAGGGACTTTGATGCTTTCTTTGCCGCGCCGCCAGTAGCTTCGATGGCATCCGCTTCATCGTACAGGCTCTTGGCGGCTTCCTTCGTCTGTCCGATGGTCTTACCGAACAGCAAGGACACCATGCCGGCGATTGCGCTCACAATCCGAGTGAGAATATTGACCAGTGCCGTGAAGGCTGGGACCAGCACCGACATGATGGGCTGGGCCAGCGTCAGCAGCGCCCCCTTCAGCCGTGCGATAGCGGCGGAGGCCTCGCTGTCGGACTTGACTACCCGGCCCATCCAGTCTTTCATAGAGCGCAGGGCCGCAGTAATCAGCGTAAAGATGAACACCCGCTTTGCAAGGCCCTTAATACGGTCGGAGAATTTTTTGATCCTCTGGTCTGCCTGTTCCACCGCGCTTGCCACAGCATCAGCTGCGGTGGCCGGTTTATAAAGCTCCTCAGCAACTTTTCCTGCATGGTCCTTGGCACTTGCTATATCATCGTTGATCCGCTTGGCCGCCATGTCCACAGCGTCCAAACGGTCAGCCGCCCGGTCAAACTTCACCTGCAGCCCATCCACGATTTTCTGCTGCGCTGTGAGTTCCCGGGTCACACTGGCCCGCCGGGCTGCGGCGTCCGTATACGCCGCAATACTGGCCGGGTCATTGGCGTTTGCACCGGACAGGGCCCCTGTCACGCGCTGTGCCTCATCCTGCAGGGACGCCAGCTTGGCTTTGGCTTCATCCAACTGACCGCCCAACTCGCTGACGCGCTGGGAGAGAGGCAGGCGCTTATCACTGTTCTTCTGAAGTTGCTTTTCCAGACTTTCAATTTTCTTCGTCGTGCTGGAAAGGTCTTTTTCAAGATCGCTGTTATCCAGCTTTGTGCTGTATGTAATATAGCCATCCGCTCCCGGCATTCTGCATCACCTCATTTCTTTCCCAGCCATGCGTTTATAACGGCATCCTCTGCCTCCGTGAAGCTGGTCTTAAGATCTACCAGTTCCCGGTTTTCCCGGTACCACTGCTGATCTGCCTTGTCCAGCGGCTTGCCTTTGGCCTTCAGGCTGCGAATACGGACGATCTGGGCGAAAAGGCAGTCTCCAATTTCGTAGTAGGCGGAGATGAAGGTCCACCAATGCAGGTACTCCATTTCCCGGATTTCTTTCCCCAGGACCCGGTTGATGGGCGCCGCGATATAACGAAAATCCTGGCTCCAATCCATCAGCTTCGGCGCCGGCCGCTGACGACGTTCATTCTCTCCGCAATTGATAAACCAGACACACTGCTTCGCAGCTTCCTGCCAGTCCTCCACCGGAATATCGGCAAGGTCAGGATAGAAGATGTAAAGCAGCACTTCTGCTTTTTCCTCGTTGTTCAGTTCCGGGTCCGTCAGAGCCTCGCAGATATCCAGAATGGCCCGGTAATCAGAACGGATGGAATACTCCCGGCCACCCACAGATACGGTTTTCGGCAAAGTGTATTCCATCCGTTTCTCCTCTCAGCGATGATATTTCTTCAGATACTTCTCCACGCGGGGTTTGGACGTCTTGACCTGCTTGTTCATTTCTTCCGGTACCGTGTCAATGACAGCCAGCAGGAAGTTTGTCCACAGCGGCAGACCGTCCGCCATAGCGTAGGAACTGATCCCCTCAAAGACCGCGGCGGCAGAGCCTTCACCGAACAGCGCGTCAATTCCCTTGTGCACGTCCGCGTCACGCTGCTTCGCGTACTCGAAAAAGGCGGCATTGTCTTCAAACTTTTTGCCCTTATCGGCTTCATACCGCTCGGAGCAGGCCACGAACAGATCATACAGGCCGGAAACAAAGTTCACGTCCGTGGGGTTATAGCTGATCTGCGCGGCACCGTCATTGACATCAAAGGTTTTCATGCCGGTAGCGAAATTCAAAGCATTCACAGGCGTCTCCTCCTATCAGGCCGCTTTCGTAAAGGTGACTGCTCCATCCGCCACGGCGGCCGTACCGGTGGTGCGGGTCCCGCCGTAGGTCACATCAATGGGCATTCCCACATTGGAACTGCCGCCAAGAGAAGCAGGCTTTACCATACAGGAATCATACCGCTCGGCGAATACCGCAGTATCGGCCGTACCGGCGTAGGCATGGACCACCAGCAGATCGTTGTTGGCCATTGCCGCCACGTTCTGCTCCTTGATCGCCTGATTCCAGATTTTTACCTGCGCCACATCCCCGGAATCCAGTTCACAGGGCTCGAAGCTCTGCGTGATCGTGGGCTTCTTCATGGTGGTGTAGGTGTTGCCGAAGATGTCGGTCTTGCTCTCTTCGCTGTAGTCATACTCCATGGAGCTGTCCTCCACGCGCTTACCGATGGGACTCCACACCGG